GTGTCTTGGGCGCCTTGGACCGGACACGGTCGAAGGCGACGGCCCGCGGAGTCGGCACTCCCCACTCCGAGCAGTCCGGGGACAGGCCCCATGCGTAGAGCTGGACCTGACTGTCCATCATCTCGTCCAGACTCGTGACCTGGCCGAGGGTGCCGGACGTCTTGCAGTCCCGCACCACGACGATGCCCCGCTTGCGGTCCTGGTAGACCTCGTCCGCGTAGCCCCACAAGGTGACCCCGGTGCCAGGCACCTCGCGCTCCCAGCGCTGCTCGACGGCGAGGACGGCCTCATTCTCCGACTCCTCGGCCCAGCGATCACGCCACTCGGCGTAGACGTGGGAGAGGCGGTGCTGGAGAGGCTGGCCTAGCCAGTCGAGCCAGACCTCGCGCGCGTCCTCTCCGAGCCGCCCCCAGTACTCCGTAGAAGCCGCAATTACGTCTGCGGGGGAATCGTCCCACGAGAAGGTCGGGCCGGTGTCCGTGGTCTGTATCTCCTCGGGGTGGGCCTTTAGGGTCCCCTCCACGACCCCTTTGTTGATCCGGTCCAGGGCTCGCGCGGCGTGGAACCACGAGCCGAAGTCGAGGGCCGGGGTGACCTCCGACCGAGAGCGGCGCAGGCCGTCGATGTAGCGGTACTTCCACGCCTGAGGGCAGCGGCGGTGAAGGGTGAGCGAGGAGTAGGTGGCCTTCTCGGCCGTGATGACGTCCTCCTCGGGGCGCTGGGTGGGGCTCATGGATAGCTACTTCCTATCGGCGTAGATGTGATTCATAAGTGTCTTCTCTAGATCCGTGCGGTCCTGGTAGGCCTGGAAGACTAAGTCGTCCACGGTGTTCGGTGCAAGCGCGTACCAGAACGTGGTCGCGCTCTTCTGACCGAGCCGGTTGAGCCGGTCGCGGGCCTGCACGATGTCGTCGCGCTGCCACGGCAGGGAGGCGAAGATGGCGTTGCGCGCCGTCACCAGCTCGTTCACGGCGACCGAGAGCGTCTTGATCTGAGCGACGATGACAAGCCGGGCCGGGTCGTCCGAGCCGAAGCGCTGGCGCATCTTCAGGCGATCCTCAGGCCTCGTGGAGCCGTCGATCCGCAGGACCGTGGTCCGCTTGTCGGCGATCTCCTCCTCCAGCGCCGCGAGCTCGCGGGTGAAGGTTCCGAAGACGACGATGCGCTTCTCGTCCTCCAGCGTGTCGTGGATGAGGGAGGCGATGGTCCGGGCCTTGGACCGGCCGATCTCTCTGACTTGCCCCTCGTCGTCGGGGAGGTGGCCGGCCGTGATCTGGCGGAGCCGGGTCATGCGTACCAGGCGGCTGGCCGCGGTGGCGGCGTCTCCGCCTCCCCCTCCGACGTCCTCCCGCATGTCGTCCTCCTCGCGGAACTCGACTTGCAGCTTCGTGCGCATGTCCTCGTACGCCTTGAGCTCTTTCGGACTCAGCGCGACGGGGAGCACGGTATCGACGGCGTCGGGCAGGTCCAGGCACTCCTCCTTGATGGCGACCGATGAGCGCTCGCTCATGATCTCCTCCAGGCGGTCCAGGTTCTTGAAGCCGACGACCTCGTGCCCCATGTACCCGCCCATCTCGGCGTAGTCCTCCTTGAAGTGCTTGAACGTCGCCACGCGGCGCTCGCCGTTGGGCTGCACCCGGCCGAAGGCTCTCGGGTCGAGGAACCTCCACTGCCCGTAGACGTCGAGCGGTGAGTGCGGGATGACCGTCCCGGTCAGGCCGATGCGGCGCTCAACCCGTGAGCCGATTCGTCCCGCCAGGCGAGACGCGTTGGAGGAGACCGACTTGATCTTGTGCATCTCATCGATCACTACGAGGTCCGGATCGAAGTCGGTGACGGCGCTGAGCACGACGTCGGCCATCGTCTTAGACCCGACCTGCCGGCGCTGCGAGAGCGTGTCCAGGTTGATCGCCTCGATCACGAGGCGGGGCTTGCCGTCTCCGAGGACGTCCGGGCCGGCCTTGGCCGCCATCTTCCGGTCCAGATCGACGCCATCTAGCCGGGCGGCCAGCGCCCAGGCCCGGGTCGCGTGCAGTGCGCGGACACTGTCTCCGGCACCTCGCCCTCGACCGCCAGTCGGTTTGGCGATCTCCTTCCCGCCGCGGGAGCGAAGGGCCTCGACGCGCTGCAGGACCGAGCCGCCGAGCGCCTCAGCCCAGACGTTGACCTGAGGGCTGACCCACTTCGGGGCCTGGAGGGCCCACTGGTCGACGGCTGCGAGCGGGCCGATCACGAGGACGCGGGCCTCCCGGCGCGGTGAGGCCAGCGCGAGCAGCGAGCAGTAGTCCAGCGTGACCGCGGTCTTGCCCGTGCCCGGCTCCATGAGGAGGGCTCCGACGCCGTTGCAAGCGATGAGCTTGGCCAGGCCGCGCTTCTGGTGGGCGAAGCGGGGCGGGCCGCCGAACTCGAACTTAGCCACGGACGTCCCCACCTCCGAGGTGCATGGCCGCGGCCTTCTCGGCCTCGGCGAGGATGTGTGCCTGCCGTTTCTCTTCAGGGATTCTCAGAAGGTCCTTGCGGAGGTCGTGGATGTCGGTCAGGTAGCGTAGGTACTCGCCGACGAGCTCGGCCTTAGTCCTCTCGCGGCCGGCGCGGCGGGAGGGAACGTACGAGATCGGCTTCTTGCCCTTGACGGCCAGGATGTCGCCGTCCTTGACGTCCCCGGTCGGGGACTCCTTGACGCGGCGCATGATCTCCTCAGCGCTCACGATTCCGTTGCGGGTCACTTCGCCCTCCTCCGATAGGTCTTGATGATGGATGCGATAACTCTCAGGATCACGGTCACAGGGCGGCGTCCTCCGGGATCGACACGAGAGCGCCCTCGCGGATCGAGATGGCCAGGACACGGCCGTCGCGGATGCCGGCCTTGATGGACTTGATCCCGTAGCGGACGATCTGCGAGAACTCGAAGACCATCCAGGCTCCCCACACGATGTCGAGGAGGCCGTCGGCCGAGGTCAAGGTGTGCAGGATCATTACGAAGATGGTGGCTCCGAGCGCCCAGTAGGCGTGGTTCAGGGCGCGGTTGGCGTATACGGCGTTGGGGGAGGTCAGGGAGTAGGTTCCGGGCTTAGGGCTCATGATGATTCCTTATAGGTGGTGATGATTGATAGGTAGCGGTGATGGGTTGGGATCAGGAGGCGGAGCCGCAGTCGCAGTACTGCTCGGGCTTCTCGCAGGAGGGGCAGTACCGGTCCCCGGTCCACGGGTCCTCCAGGACCCCGGTCAGGCTGTACTCGCGGTAGGCGCGGGCGAGGGCCTTCTCGTCGGTCACGTACATCTCGTTGCGGTACGCCTCCCACTGCGCCCAGCGCTTGCGCTGCGCTCGCATGGAGCCTTTGCGTGCCATTTCAGTTCTCCTTTCCGCCGCAGCGGTCGTTCCTTTGATGGCTCAAGACTACGCAGCGCGTATGCCACGATGCAAGCCCCGGTAAAGGTCTACCCCAGTGACTTGCGTCACTGGGGTAGATTCAGTTGAGATTGCGCGGATTGTCTGGCTAGATGCCTCGGTAGTGGGCCCGGATGGCCTGCACGGGGCGCTTCTCCCCGTCCACGTAAACATTTGCCGACGTCTGCCAAAGGCGCCAGCCCCGTTCATGCATCATGGCGATGGCGTCCAGAATCTCCTCGAAGCGCTTCAGCCCGAAGGACGCGACGGTGATGTCCCGGACGTCGTTCTGCTGAAGCAGGGTCTCGATCGCCTTCCAGGAGTTCAGGCCCCGGACCCGGTACCCGCGATCGAACACGGGGTGGTCGGAACCGCCCTCCTCCCAGGCTCTCTCGAACGCCTCCTCGGGCGTCAGTAGGGGCAGCTTGTCGAAGTCGCGCACCTCAGACCTCACCTCCGTTCTCGTCACTGCTCTCGTCCAGGTCCCGCTCCTCAGGCCCGTCCTCGCCAACGGCGATCAGCGTGTACTCGTGGCCGCCTCGGCCGCCTACGGCCATGATCCAGCCTCGGGAGATCAGGCGGTCCAGGGCGGCCTTGGTCCTCCCGCGGGGGAGGTCCGGGTCCACGATGGCGAACAGGTCCCGCGAGTTGAGCCGGATGCCGATCTCGCCTCGGAACGCCCCGATGACGATGTCCTCATCGTCCTGGCGTTGGGCGATCTTCTCCATCATCTTGGACATGTCCGTGAAGTCGAGCTCCACGCGGCGTTCGACGTCGTTCACGTCCTCGCCGTCGGCGTTCAGGGTGCCACCGCCTCCCGACGGCGTGCGCCTCGGAGGTGTGATGACGAGGGACGAGCGCCCCTCAGTGCGGCTGTCGAGCGTGACCACGCCGGCCACCTGGGCCTTGCCACGCCCACCCGTCTTCTGGGAGTGGGCGCGGACCTGGCCGGGGCGGTCCTTCAGGACGACCAGCTCCATCTCCCCGACGTCGCCGGGCATGGGCTGCTTGATCGGCCACACCTGGAGCAGGGTTCCCTGCACCATGGCGACCTTGTGCTGAGAGCCGATCGGCATGGAGCCCTTCTCAGCGCTCTTGGCCTGGTGGTCGATGATGATGACGGTCGAGCGGCCGTTGCGCGTGAGGCGCTTGAGCCACGACGTGATGACATCCGTGCTTACGGCATCGTTCGCATCCAGGCCGTGCAGTCCGTAGAGAGCGGTCATGCCGTCGGCCACGATGATGTCGGGGTCGAGCGAGGTCAGGGCCATGTCGAACTGGTCCTGAGCGAACTCCCCACTCTTCGTCGGCTGGTCCTTGCCCCATTTGTTGCGCTGCATGTCGGCCAGGGGTCCTTCGGGGCGGATGTAGGAGAACTGGGCCCGAAGGTCGTCGTCCACGGCGCCCAGCAGGCGCAGGCGGTTCAGCGTCTGGACCGGCTCATCCTCGAAGTCGAGGTACAGGGCCCGCCCGCCGCCCTCGATCTCCTGAAGGCAGATCGCCATGGCGATCCACGACTTGGCCGACTCCGACGAACCGAACAGCATGTTCACGCGGCCCCGGTACATGAGGCAGGCGCCGTCGTTGCGGCGGCAGACCTCGGGGTCCGGGACCTTGAGCTTCCCGGTCAGGTAGGGCTCCAGGTCGACTGGACTCCAGGACGAGGGGCGAGCATCCAGTGGGTCCAGGCTCTCCCGGCCCTCTGAAAACTCGTCCCCATCTCCGTCGAGGGCGTCCTCGTCAGTCTCCTCGACCGTACCGTCGCCGGCCACCGCCTGACCAGTGCCCGGGCGGATGGCGCCCAGCGAGCGAGGCTCCGAGGAGTTCTCGCCGTCAACAAAGGCCGGCTCGGGGGCCGACTCGTCCAGCTCGATGGTGAGACCATCCCACTGCTTGGCCCACGGAGGCTGCCAGCCCGGCACGTCGCCGGCCACGTCCGGCACGAAGCCGGCCACGGCCTCCGCGTCGCGCACGAGGCGCTCGACGATCTGCACGCTCTCCTCCCCGATGTACTCGGCCAGGCGGGTGAAGCCAGTGGCCTCCCCGCCCTCGCGCAGGCGGCGCTTGGTCGTGTAGATCGCCTCCCGCTCGCGCTGCTCGGCGCCGTCCTCGTCGTGAGTGGCCAGAGCCAGTGTACGGATGACGAGGCCGGCGTTTCGCTCCCAGAACGGGTGCACGGTCTGCGAGTCCCCGTAGCGGAGGAGGCCGCCGGCGAGGGCGACGTAGGCGTCGTGGCGCTGTCCGGGTCCCGGCCAGGCGTCCAGCAGGACGGCGCACAGCCCGAGGAGGATGACCTGGGCCAGCAGCTCGGTCCCGTCAACGAGGGCGGGGCCTTCGTCACCGCCCCACGGCTCGCCCTCCCACTCGTAGGTCTCTGCCGTGGCGGGATGGATTGACGGGGGCACGAGGGTCTGAGCCCCGTTGCCGCGAATCTCGACCGACACGCCGGAGCCTCGGCCCGAGGAGTCAGGGATGCGAAGGCGACGCGTCGCCGGCAGGGTGCCCGGCTTGGCGCGGTACCAGTAGTGCGACTTGCGGGACGTCTCGCGACCGTGGATGGCTGCTGTGTAGGGCAGCAGGTACGACTTCAGCCGCATGGCGGCGGGGTGGTCGAGATCGACGTCGATGAGGTCGCCGGATGCCTCGCCGAGGAGGACGCCTAGGTTGGTCGAGCCGCCGGCGGTGTACTCCTCGAAGGCGGCGCGAACGGCGTCCTCGCCCTCTCCGGTGTCGGTCGTCGGGTCCGGCCAGCGGAGCTTGTTCCAGCCGGCCATGGTTGGGCCCTTGGAGTGGCGGGGGATGGGCAGGGGCGTCAGCCCCCTCCGGTATGCGTCGAGCGCGGCCTCTACGACGGCCGCGTTGTGCTTCTCAGTGGTGCTCATGGGTCCTGGGTTGCTAGGTGGGATGGGTAGATGCCCTGAAACCGGTGGCCGGTAGTCAGCCGGTCACCGGTTCGAGGGGTTGTCTGGATTGGTGAAGGTGGTCCGATGGGGGGTCACCTTGATCCCCGAGGGGTGCGGCGCGAGGTCGAGCTCGCGGTTCCCGTACGCCTCCATGAGGCGCGCTAGGACGATCCGGGGCTGTAGGCCCTGGCGCTCTGCCCGGCGGACGACGCGCTCCCAGGTAGCCGCCCTCATCGTGAACCTGACTTCCTTACGAGGGCTGGAAGGGTCTCCCGGCTTCCGGCCGAAGTCGATTGATGTGGGGGCATCCAACGGTGCGAACCGCTGGTCGAGGTCTGGGCGGTCGTCCACGTACGGAACGAGCTTGTCCTTGCTGGGGCGGGGCATGTCATCTCCTTGGTCGGGTGTATGCCCCGCATACACTACCCGAAGGATGTTGGAACCTCAAGCGGTCCGTGGGCCGAAGTGGCCGGCGTTGCCGCGTCCCGCGGCGGGTAAGTCCATTCATTACGAGGCTCATGAGACGTTGACTAGACGTCCAGGCGGATCGGGTGTCTCAGTTTCCCGCGTACGTCGCCGGCCGGGCCACCACAGCCCGAACCGGTCCCGAAGGGGCGGTTCCCATCGCTCGAGGGCTTCCTGGGTCGCGTCCTCCTCCGAGTCAGGCGGTGGTGACGCCATTCTCGAAGGGCTCCGTTTGCGAGGCTCTGCTCGAGGGTGCTTTCAGCGAGGTAGCTCTTGCGAGCCGCTTCCTCCTCGCGTACCGGGACACTGTCAACCCCCTGGACCTCGCCTCGATCACCGCGACGTTCTCGTCCCCCGGGCACTGATCTGTGCCGGCTTACCGAGAGTCTGCGGGTCACTCAACCCGAGGCCCACACCCCTTAGGACTGTTCAGAGACTCTTCGACACGCTCCCCCTCCCCGACTACGAGCCAGGTGTGCGAGGGGTTACGCCGGTCCATTCCGTCACCCAGATGATGGTGCTTGGCCGGTTCAGTTGTCCGGGCCCTGCTCGGCCTTGTAGTGGGTTCCAGCTTGTCGTAGCGACCCGCAGCCTGACGTTATTGCTGCAGCGGCGCCGTCCGCTCAGGCCCCCACGTGCTTGCAGAGCCTCCCAGCTGACTGGGTATCTCATCGCCTCGGGTTAGTTCCTCAGGTCGGGCCGGGATTCCGTCGCTGGCTGCGGCGGCCGGTCCGGGGAGTTTCGCTCCCTCGGCGGTGATGGGTCTATTGAACACCTTCCGAGGGGTCGATGCAAATCGACGCGGGCATTTCTGAGGTGAACGTCGTCACATTTCTCGGAGCGGCGGGCCGGCCCCTCCCGGAACGACGGTGCTCGGCCTGCGCCGGAATTCCTCTGAGCCGTTCTAAGCCATTCTGAGCGCCTTTCAGGGCCGGACCCTTCCAGGTGTGCGGAAGCGGGGTAAAAGTCCGTCAGAAGCGCTTACACGGCGTCTGAGCGGCATGCGCGGCCCTCTTCCTGGCACGAAGGTGCAGCGGAACGGCATCCGGGTGCGGCGGCGGCGGAGCGGATCGCCATCGGAGCCCGCGGTCGCAGAGAGGCCCGAGGGGCGGGCGTGTTGACCGAGCGCAGCGCAGCGGAGCGAGCCTCAACACGGCGACCCGAGGAAAGCCTCTCCGCCTGGAGCCAAGAACCTGCGAGGACGCGTGGGCGACCGGCGCCCCAGCGCCGCAGCGCCCTTCACGCGGACACCGCAGGGGCGAAGGCTCCCCGGCGCTTGCGACGGGCATGGTTCGAACCGGGGTTCAAAGACCCGAGCCCGAAGCGGAGCGCAGCGGAGCGAGGGCTCGGGTCGGAACCGGCAGCGGGTGCGGAAACGGACTCGGCATCGGATGTGACCTGGCTCATATATACACATATATTCCACTACCCACACAACACGAGCGTCCTTCCCCCCTGACTTCGTCAGGGGGAAGGACGCGAGTGTGTGTGGGCGCGCGCGGGCGCGCGTGGTATCAAATTCCGGAGGCCGTTGCAAGCGTAAAACGGTGACGTTGTTCACGGAATAGGGGTTTTAAAGTTAGACATTCATCACACCCATATCTGGGAATAGTATGTAGGCATACGGAGTAATCCCAGTAACGGGGCCCGACACGCGGAAGTTGCGGTGCGACACGCCCGAGTACGTGGGAACTTGTAACTTGGCATACACATTTTGACATAAGTATTAGTTACCCTTCCGACCGTGCTTAAAACGCCGTGACCGCGGTCACTTTCTCACTATGCGGACAACTGTCTCAGCATGTGTCACAGGAGTATGGATGTGATTCAGGGCACGCAAAAGGGCCCCTCCCGATCTGGGAGGGGCCCTCGTGAATGGGCTCAGATGTTCGTCAGCTCCGGATCGTCGGCAGGCCCCGCAGCCTTCCGGCGAGGCGCGTTGCGAGCCGGGCGGCGCTTTCCGGTCTTCGTCATCGTGCCGGGGAAGGTCGGGTCGAGGCGGCGGGCGCGCTTGAGCCAGGAGTCCACGGTGTAGATGCTGCGGTCCAGCTCGCGGGCGATGTCGGTGCGGGTCTTGCCCGACTCGACCATCTTGCGCAGGGTCTCGACGGGCAGTCCCCGGTACTGGTTGCCCCCTCGGGCGGGCTTCTCGCGCCTCTCAAGCACGTTTGCGGCGATTTCACAGAGGGTCCTGTGGGGAACACTGTCGGGGAAGCGAACGCCCTCGTCAGGACGGCACAGGAGGTTCACGACGTGGTAGCGGCCGCCGCTGTCAGGCTCGTCAGTGATCTCGACGAAGTACTCGATCTCGTTCTTGCTGTCGCGAATCTGGACGGCGGGGCGGCCCTGGAAGGTGGCGGGGCGGGCGGGGTAGACGCGAAGTGCGTTGCGCATGGTGTCTCCTAAAGTGTGGTGTAGATCTCTGCTGTGTTTGGGAATAGGCAGTTTTGCCAGTGTTTCCAACGTATTCCCGGTTTTGATGATTTGAGACGCATGTCTCAAGGGTGTGAGGTAGGTATCAGACCTGCGGGAGCGGGTCGTCCTCATCGTGCAGGTCGTGCACACCCCAGCGAGTGCCGGCCGACGGGCCAGCCACGATCGGCACGTCCATCTGGCAGTCCAGCGGGCGCAGGAAGGTGTTCACGTCCTCCATCCGGCGCTTGCACTCGACCAGAATCTCCTGCCAGCGGTCCTCAGGGACCTCGATGCAGATTTCGTCGTGGACGGTGGCAACGACGTGCGCGCCCTCGACCTTGGGGAGGGGGTAGCCCGGCAGCGTGCCCATGATCGACGCCGCGGCCATCTGCATGAGGTCCGAGCCGAAGCCCTGCACGGGACTGTTGAGCGCGTTGCGCTCAGCGTGGCTGGCCTTGAACGAGCTCTTCGAGTAGAGGTCGCTCAGCCACTGCGTGCGTCCGATGGGGGACGTCACGTAGCCGCGCTCGTAGGCCCGGCGCTTCGCCTTCTCGTGCCACTGGCGCATGCCGTCCCACATCTCGAAGAATGCGCTGTGGACGGCCTGAGCCTCCGCCAGAGTGAGAGAAACGTCATAGGCGGTGGCGGCGTAGGACTGGAAGCCGCCAGGGCTCATGCCATAGAGCAGGCCGAAGTTGCCGGCCTTGGCCCGCTTGCGCTCGAGGCTGGTCACGTCCTCCGGCGCCTTGCCGGCGATCTTCGCGGCGAGGAGGCGATGCAGGTCGTCACCGCGCTGGAACGCTTCGATCATCGGGGCCGAGCGGGAGACGAACGCCGCCACGCGCAGCTCGACCTGGCTGTAGTCGAGGTCGAGCAGGACGTGGCCGGGGCGGGGGATGAACGCCGGCTTCAGCCTGGCAGAAATCTGCTGAACGTTAGGATTACTGGAGCTAAGCCGGCCGGTCTTCACGAAGCCCACGTTGTAGGTGGCGTGGATCACGTTGTTAGGGTCACGCAGCTCCAGCCACGAGCGCAGAAACTCCAGCGTCTTTGTAGCGTCGCGGTGGCGCAGCAGGGCGTCGGCGGCAGGGCTGCCCTGCCGCTGCTGGGCGATGAGGACCGCCTTGTTCCACTGAGCGTTGCCGGAGTCAGTGCGGGCCGTCACTCGCAGGTCGCCGGCCTCGATGGCCTGGGCCACGAAGCCCTGGAACCACTTCGACGTCGCGGCGGTGGTCACGCCGTCCTTCGCCGGCGCTGGGGCGGGGTCGGTGCCGTACAGGCCCAGGATGTCCTCGCAGGCCTTCAGGCGCAGGGAGTCCATCTCCTCGATCTTGGCGTGGACCCAGTCCACGTCGAGGAGGAACCCTCGCTGCTCGACCTTTGTGAGAGTCTTCACAGTAGGCATGGCTACGTAGGTGGCGACCTTGCCGAGCCGGGCCATCTGGATGTCGTCTGAGTCGAAGGGCTCATCGTCGCCGGTCAGGAACATCTGGTCGCGGTGCTCCTCCTCGATCTTCCAGGTGTAGTAGGTGTCACGCGCCGCGTACTCGCCGAGCTGGATCAGGTCCACCTGCTCGGCGGCGCCGGGAGTGCCGAGGTCGAAGTCGTCCCACTCCTCGATCCCGAAGTCACGGGCGGCGCGAATCTTGAGACGGGTGCGGGCCTCGGTGTCCACCAGCTGAGATGAGACGGTCGTGTCCCACTCGATCCGGTCTGAGAGGTCTACGCCGGCCTGCGCGAAGACCCAGCGGGCGTCGAACTTCACGTTCGCGTTGACGAAGGGCTTCCCGCTCCGGTTGATCTCGCGGCCGATGATCGCCATGACCTTCCGCCACGAGCCGAGCAGGGGCGAGGCGGGGTGCGAGAGGGGCACGAGGTAGGTCATCGGCTGCTCGCCGTCGAAGGTGCGCCAGTTGTAGGCGCCCGCCGCGGCGCGCTCGGCGTTCGGGAGGGTGAGGGAGGCCAGGACGATGCGCGCCGGGTAGCCGCCGTTGGTGTCGCCGCCGGCCTCCGCGTACTCGTCCAGGCCGGTGGTCTCAAGGTCCATGACGACCTTCTGGGAGGCGTGGATGGCCTTCACGAGGGCCTTAAGGTCCTCCTTGCCCCAGACCCACGTGATCGGGCCGCAGGGCGTGTGTGAGCCCTGGGCGGCCTTCCTGGCCCGGCTCACGACCTTCTCCAGGTCCATGATGCTCATGACTGCTCCTATCTGGGACGGCGTCTGCCGTCGCCGGGTGATGGGTCCAGCCTACATTTTGTGAGGTGACGGGGGAAGGGCTCACAATCTCTACGAGGGTGATCTAGGCAACAGAAAACCCCCGGGTAGTCATCCCGAGGGTTTCTGGCGGCGTCTTTGCCAGCGCGGGCCGACTCCCTAAAGGGAGACCGGGAGTCATAGCTCGCGCAGGAGAGAGACTAGCACGTCCTGGAGGTTGCCGACCTTGTAGGAGTACTCGACGCGGGTCTTGCGCGAGTAGACCTCCAGGGTCCACAGGGGCCAGTGGCCGCGCTTCTCGTCAGACTCGGTAAGGGTCAGCACGAGGTCGTTCCCGTTCTCCGCCAGGACGGCGGGGGAGGCATCCTTCGTCACTGTGCTCACGTAGCGGAGGTAGGGGCGCAGGGCGTTGACCCAGGACTGGGAGGACACTCTGCGCTCGGTCAGCGGGTTGAAGTTGCCGGGGAAGGCAAGGTGGTTGGTGGAAAGGGATGTCATGGCGTTCTCCTTATAGGTGAGGTGGACTCCTCCAAGGTAACTGGTAACGCCGTCGAGGGCAACCCGCTCACCGTAGTACGTCAGTGGCAGGGGTCACTTAGATATCAATCCGGCCTCCGATTTGTGGAAAAGGCTGGGGATGGGGATAGACTTCCCTCAGCATTCCCTGCAATACCCAGATTGGAGACCCGTGAGCCCGCTGGACGAGGCGATCATCGCCAATGACGCGCTCCCTGAGCGTGAGCGCAAGACGAACATTGACCTGGCCGAGGAGTTCAACACCTCCGAGTCGACCGTGCGCCGCCACAGGCGCGCCCTGAAGCGCAAGAGCAAGGACGAGCTGACCCGCGATGAGTTCTTCGACCTCCCCGTAGGCGCCATCACGAAGCGCGGCAAGACGGTCCGCCTCGCCGACGGCAGCTACGAGAAGATCGAGTATCGCCCCGGCACCTTGGAGCTGGAGGAGGCGAGGCGACTCTCGTTCGAGGACCTGGAGCCGGTCTTCCGGGAGCCGCTACTTCCGAAACCCGCCCGGCTCCTAGACAAGGGGGAGACATTAATTGTCTGCATGGCAGATTTCCAGGTGGGTAAAACTCAGAGCGGCGGGGGCACCGAGGACACCGTCCGGCTCGTGCGCCGGGCGATCAACGACATCGCCCATGACATCGAGAACGTAGGCAGGTACGAACGCATCATCCTGGCCGACGTGGGCGACTCCACCGAAGGCTTCTGGAACGTCGCCAGCCAGGCACAGACCAACGACCTGAGCCTCACTGACCAGATCAGGACCGTGCAGCGCCTCTACGCCGAGGCTTTGAAGACCTTCGCACCGCTGTGCTCGTCCCTGTACTACGTGGCTGTTCCGTCCAACCACTGCGCGGTGAGAACCGGCCCCGGCAAGAACAGCCGGGCCAACGCGCCGGATGACGACTTCGGGATCATGATCTCGAAGAACATCGAGGACGTCGTTGAGGACCGTCCAGGCTTCGAGCACGTTCAGTTCTTCCGCCCTGAGAAGTGGGAGGAGGCCGTCACCGTCGATGCCGCCGACGGCACCCGCATAGGCTTCACGCACGGCCACCTGGCGGGCTCGCAGAGCAAGGTACCGGGATGGTTCAGGGACCTCGCGTTCGGCCGCCGTAGTGGCCTCTACGACGCCAGAATCCTGGTCCACGGGCACTGGCACAACTTCGCCGTGAGCCAGGCCGGGGACGCCCGATGGATCATCTCCTGCCCGTCGGCCGACCGCGGCTCCGACTGGTGGACGAACATCTCCGGGGACTCGACCCGGCCGGCTATCCTCACCTTCGAGGCCCGGGACGGCAACGCATCGTCCTGGGAGCTCTACTCCTGACACCTACCACCACCACCAGCGAGGAATCATGAGAGTCCTATCACTTTGCTCCGGTTACGGAGGCTTGGAGCTAGCGCTGTCCAAGGCCCTGCCGGACCAGGACCTAAGCCTGATCGCCACTTGCGACAACTACGGCCCGGCTAGGGCGGTCCTGGCCGCCCGCTGGCCCGAGGCCGCCCAGTTCAAGGACGTACACGACCCCTCCTTGGACGACCTGGAGGCCGACGTCGTCACGTTCGGGTTCCCGTGCCAGGACCTTTCCCGAGCCGGCCACGGCGCCGGTCTGCGCGGAAGCCGGAGCGGACTGTTCTTCCGGTGCGCCGAGATCGGCCACCTAACGGGAGCGCAGGCTCTCATCATCGAGAACGTCCCGCAGGCCCTCAGGTATCGGGAGGCAATCGACTCAGAGCTGGGTCGGTACGGGTTCTCCGTCAGGTGGGGGAGGGCCGAGGCGTGGGAGGCCGGCCTACCTCACCGCCGCGCGCGCGTGTTCCTCGTAGCGGTTCGGAATGGCGGAGAGGAAATCTTCCGGGGGAGGGTTAAGCGCCCACCTCTGACCCAGAATAGGCCCTCGGGTCTACTCCCAACCCCCACCGTCGTGGACATGGGGTGGGGGCGCTCTCCAGAGTCGTGGGAGGCGTGGCGTGAGGCTCAGCGCCTCAGGCACGGCAATGGCAACGGTCACGGCCAGTCCCTGTACCAGGCACTAGGGTGCCCGGACCCGGTCGGAGCTACCCGGGCCATGGAGAGGATGATGGGCTTGCCGGAGGGCTGGGTGACGGGCCGAGGGCTGGCGGTTTCCGCAGAGCGTCGCCTGCTCGGTAATGGGGTCGCCCCTCCCCAAGGCGCGCTCGGAATATGGAGGGCACTGAACGCTCCGGTCGAGTGACAGAAAGGCCCAGCCTACTGAGGTAGGCTGGGCCTTGCCCTGTCTCAGGCGACCCTGCGGATCACGATGTCGTGAACGTACATGGCCGTGACCGGGGCGTCCATCCAGATTCCCCAGACGTCACCGAGCTTGTCGTCCACCTTCTTAGGCTCGATGGTGAGCTTCAGGTCAAGGTGGTCGCCCTTCCTGACGGTCAGATCAGCGATCTTCGAGCCCTGATCGACCTGGGCCGGGTGCCCCTCTTCCTGATAGCGGCGGGCAGTCCACAGGTTGACCTGCGCCTCCTCCTCACCGAAGTTGCCGCCAGGGAAGGAGTAAGTCAGGGTCATCTCCCACCTACCCTCCGAGGATTTCAGCTGGTCGAGGCCTGGCACGAGGGCCGGGTGCCGGAAGTCCAGGCGCACGCCATCGCCGGTCTCGGCGGCGCTGATCTTCGGCCACTCACCGATCGGCGGGAACAGGTCGTCAGCGTTCGAGATGGCTCGCTCCGTGCGCACAATGACCGTGCCGAGCGGAGTGCCGGCAGGGACGGCCTGATCCTTGTCGAGGCGAAGCACGCGCGGGAAGACGGCCAGGTTCTTGGCGAGGGCCTGAGTCAGCTCCTCAGCATGCTCGGCGATGCGCTTCGTGGCCTCGCCGTCGGCCTTCGTCTGCTCGGCGGCGGAGCGCGTGGCGCGAATGCTGTCACCCATGGCGGCCACCTGGGCCTTGGTTGCGTAGGCAGCGTCCGCCGCCGCCTTCGTCAGTGCTGCCGCGGCCGCAGCCTTCGCCTCAACCGCGTCCGCTGCGGCCTTCCCCGCGACGGTGCGCGCCTGCTCCGCCTTCACGTCAACGGCGGACACGTCGGCCTTAGTGGCCTTGCCGGCCACCTCCTCCTTCGTGGCGAACTTGGAGACGTCCGCGGCAGAGGCTCCGTCGTTGATCTTCACGCCAGGGGCGGTGATGTTGATGGTCACCGGGCAGCCTGTGCAGGTGTCCTTGCTCTCGTCAGCCATTCAGTCCTCCTCAGGAAACGATGTCGATGCTGGCAGGGCGCTCGGCGGATCCGTCCCAGACAGTGACCACGCACTCCTGAGCCACCTCACCGTCCCACACCATGACTCTGGGGGCGGTCCCAGGGGTCCCGTACATCCTCAGCGAGTGGATGAGGATGTCATGCCCGGAAGGGTCCACGAGCAGAGACGGCAGCCACTTCGGACCGACGTCCTCAGGAATGTCGATCTCGATCTTGACGGTCGCGGCCTTGCCGGAGGCCAGCTCGGCGCGCTTTATCTGAAAAGGGCCGTCCAGCTTATTGTCCTGGTCGCTGAACTTGTTGGCCCGGATGTTGAGGATGTTCGGATCGCCGGAGGTGTACTGCACCTCGAACGTGAACTTACGGTCCCCGACCGAGATCGCAGCGCTGTCGTAGGGGGTCGAGGACGCCCCGGCGGGGAGGGAGGCGCCCTCCCCGCTCGGATACCCTGCGGAGCGCCACCATGACTTGAGAGCCGGCAGGAGGCTGGCCTCCGGAGCCTCCGGAGTCTCCGGCCCAGTCGGCGTCTCGTACATCTTAATGGCGTGGAAGCGAATCTCACCGGGCCCCTGAGACAGGAACGAAGGAGTCCACAGAGGCTGATCCGACTTCGCCAGCGTGATGTTGACTCTCAGAGTCAACTGGTCACCTTTGGAGAGGGTGACCGTGCGCAGGGCGATCTGGCCGACCTGGGAACGCTCATCCGCCTTCGAGAACGGGTTGTGGCGAATAGCCATGGTCACGTCCGCAGCCGCCGTGTACGTGAACTCGATCGTCCACAGCTTCTCTCCGACAGGGACGGCCGTATTGGCCCACGGTACGAACGTGGCGCCGGCCGGAATGCTCCAGTCGTTACCGTCGCGGCGGCCGGTGTTCGTCCACCACGAGCCTGGCCACGGGAACTTCGAATCAGGCACTTCCTACTACCTCCTCAGGCTTCCTTGCGGACAATGATGGTCCCGGCAGGGGTCCCGGCGGGTACGGCCTCATGACGTCCCAGCGATAGGACTCTCGGCCGGGCGCGTAGCTCATCCACCTCGAGCTTCAGCGGAAGGTAGCCCTTCAGCCACGGCACCACGAGGTCGAGGATGTGCTGCGACGGCGGGTTGGCGTACGGGTTGCCGACGGGCTCCCACTGGCCACCGCGCTGAGGGTCCTCACGGAGCTGGCCGTCGGTGATGTACAGGTGGGCGATGCCGAGATTGTCCGCCTTGTCGAACACGCTCCTGTAGTTCTCGGAGGTGACGCCGTGGACGACGGCCCACCAGCGGGTCGAGGGGTACGCCTTCATGTGATCCGGGAGGATCGGGGTCCCGGGGTCCTCCACGAGGAAGGCTGAGGCGTCCTTCTCGAACATCATGCACACGTCGAAGTCGAGCTTGCACATCGCCTCGGAGATGTTCGAGCCAGAGTTGACGACGATCAGGAAGTCCTTGCCGTAGGCGGTGCGGATGCGGTCGATGAGCCGCTTGTAAGCCGGGACCCTCCCGGCCTGGGCTCCCCAGCCGTTGATCGTCTCGTCCAGGAACACGCCCTGGCAGACGTCGCCGTACTGCGACTTCGCCTTGGCGATCTGGCCGAAGATGTAGTCCTCGGTGTACTTGTCCACATCCGGCACGTTGTTCCGACCAGGGTCGCCCTTCGGGAGGGTGGCCGCGAGGTACTGGGTCTTGACGTAGAACACGGCGCGCTTGGCGCCGGCGGCCAGGGCCAGTTTCGCCTGGGTGTCGAAGTCCTTGTCGTAGGTGTCCCAGTTGCCGCTGTTGCGGTTCAGGATGACGATGCCGAGGGAGCCGGCGAACCGGAGAATCTGGCCCCACTTCGAGACCTCCGGCGACTTCTTGTAGTAGTCCGGCCAGAAATAGGTCACGGGCGAGTAGTACCGCTCCCCAGGCTTGAAGGGGGTAATTACCTTCCCGAGCGCGTCAACACGCCGTGCCGTTGCGTTAAGCCCCTCCAAGGTCGCATACAGTTCCAGCTTACGGTCCAGGAAGCTGCCCTGCACGAAGTCGTTGTAGGCGTCGTCCCGAGTGAGGTAGGAGGACAGGTCCACGTTCCCGCCGGCCTGCGCCTTGGCGAGGTCGGCCTTGGACGCGTAGCGGCCGTCGGCGTCAGCGGTCTTCAGGTACGGGGCGAGGTCCGGCGCAGGCGGGACCGTGGGGATCGCCGACCGCACGGAGGACAGCTCGCCCTTCGTGGCGTAGGTGGTAGCGGCCTCAGTCTTGGGGAGGGCGGCGTCTGCCAGCGCTCGGGCGGCGCGGATGCTCTCCCCCATGCCCGCCGTCTGGGACTTGGTGGCGTAGGTGGACTCTGCCGCCGTCGAGGTGAGGTAGCCCGACAGGTCCGTCTTGGCGGCGTACTTGGTGGCGGCTTCTGTCTTGGGCAGGGCCCCATCCGCGATTGAGCGGGCGGCGGAGACCTCCGCCTTCGTGGCGTAGGTGGTCGCTGCCGTGGCGGCCGGGAGGGCGGCGTCGGCCTTGGCCTTGACGGAGTTGATCTGCCGTTCTGCGGAAGAGCCCGAGTCGAGAAGGTCCGCCTTGGTGGCATAGGTCTTGGCCGCCTCCGACTTCGGAAGGGCGGCGTCTGCGGTCGTCTGGACCCCATCGATGCGGGCTCCGAGGGCTGAGTCAGCCTGCCGCATCTCGGCCTTGGTGGCCAGTCCAGAGAGGTCCGGAGCGTTCTGGTTGCCGCCGAGCTGGGCCTGAGCGAGGGCCGCCTTCGTGGCGTAGGTGTCCGAGGCGTCCTGAGCCTTCAGGTAGCCGGCCAGGGACTCCTTGGTGGCGTAGGTGCCGGCCACTGACGCGGTGGTCGCGTACTGGGACAGCTCGGCCTTCGTGGCCGCGGCGGTAGCGACTCCGGATACGGTGTCGATCCGCTGCCCGAGGGCGGTGTCGGCGGTCTGCATCTCCGACTTGGTAGCGTAGCCCGACAGGTCAGGCGCCGCCGGTACCTGCGGGATGGACTGCTTGACGGCCTCCACCTCGCCCTTGGTCGCATAGGTGGCGGAGGCGGCGGCCGACGGGAGGGCCGCCTCAGCGACGGCCTTGACGGCGTCGATCCGACTGCCGAGGGCGGCGTCGCCCTGAGCGCTCTCCTCCTTGGAGGCCAGGGAGGCGGCCTCACTCTTCGTCAGGAACCGCTGGTCCGCGCCCTCGCGGCTGTACCATGTGAGATCGGCCATAGCCGTCCTACCTCCAGGTGAGTACTCCACTGCCTAAGTCTATGACTTCAGACCTATTGATAGCCTCAAGGATACCGGGTTGTCCCGCAATGCGGACACCGCGGGCGTCTGGGTCCGGTGACGGGCTAGGCGGCTGGGGAGGGTTGGGCGGCTGCGGTTGGGGCTGAGGAGGCCGCGGTGCCGGGCCGGGCGGAATTGGCGCGGGGAAGGCCGTGAGAAGGTCCGAGATGTTGAACGTCTCGCCGTCCGAGATGGTTCGGACGGTACGGATGTGGGCGCCGAGGTCCCCCGGGATATTGAGATCTATCTCATAGGTTCCAGGGGCGACGGTCGCTGTCTGGCCTGCCTGACCTACCAGATATCCGTCAGTGTCGATCCGAAACGACGCCCGACCGGCGACGATGTCACGGGCCGGGAGCGGGGCTCCGAGGCTGGCGGGGGTGAGGGTGAGCCGGCCCAGACGCCCCAGGCCGTCAGGCCCTACGACGCGGCCGGTGATCGTGGCTGTGGGGGAGGTCATCTGGGCTCCTGACGTAACGGATTCGTCTCAGTCTTTACCCTATCAATCCGATCGTGTAATGACTGGACCTCCGTGTACAGGTGGGACCTATCAGTACGAGCGTCATTTCGGACGCCCTCGATCTGGGTCTCCAGGCGTGCCATGCGGGCGTCGTGCTGCCGGTCCGACTCGCGCAGGTCGTCGACCGACGCGGTCAGGCGGGCCAGGCCGTCGAGGACCTGCCCGAACTTGGAGTCGAGGTCGTCCCGGAGGTTCGAGTCGTGGTTGTTGTGCACGCCCTCCGAGGCCGACTCCGCGGCGTTCGCAGCCCTCACTACGTGGGCGCTCATACGGGTCATCCTCTCCTCTAGACGTTCCTGCTGGCGGTTGATCGTGATCTTCAGCCAGGTGATGAGTGCGACCAGCAGGGCCGTCCCCGCCGCGATGACATCCGGCGAGGTCAGCACCGCGACGATAGGCGACGGGGACGACTCTGCGGCAAGCATGGCTACCTCAGCCCGCCAGAGGGCCGGTCAGGCCGGAGGCGTGGCGCGGGGTGTAGGCGTCCAGCTCGGAGGCGGCCACGGCGCGGTCGGTCTCCTCAGGAAGGGAGAACGACTTCAGGACCGAGGCGATGGTGGCGGCGCCGGCGATGCCAAGAGCGCCCTTCCAGTCCAGGCCGAAGATCGAGGTGCCGACACCGAAGGCGCCGACGAGGGACTGCGAGAAGGTGGAGATGGCCCGCTCGGCCAGCCCCTCCCAGAACGTGGCGGTGGCGTACTTCACATGTGCTCCTTCATAGGTAGGGGCGGGGACCCGTCCGAGTCCCCGCCCTTAGTGTATCCCTATGAGTCTGTGAGCCTTCAATAGGTCACACCGATGTTACGACCTCACCACAGCCGGAAGCTGTTGGCCTTGGAGGCATTCAGCGCCATCTGGAGAGCTGCGACCGTGGCCTCTCCGAAGTCCCCGTCCACCCAGTCACCGAAGGCCCAGCCCTCCGGCACGCCCGGCTTGTTCCAAGCGAGCACGAGGTACTGGAAGACCTTCACCATGTCCTTGTCCCAACCGCGGTCCTCCGGCAGTCGGTACATGCCGGTCAGCTGCTGGATCGAGGAGGCCGGCACTGCCTTGTTGAGGAACCGGCGCAGGTTGGCGACGGCGTAGACCTCCGGGTAGCCGACGGCGCCCATGACCGACTTCAGCCGGCCGACGGTGGCGGCCCCATACTCACCGTCCACGGCGAGCTGAGCCTCTCCGGAGGCGGCGGCGGAGACGGTGGCCGACGCCCCGCCCCCGATCATCCGATCCCACGTGGCGCGGTCGCGCAGGCGGTTCAGGTCGAGGGTGCCGGAGTAGCCGGGCAGTCGGCCGTCCTCGGTGTACTGGTGGATGAGCGGAGCGCCCCAGTAGGAGACGTTCGGCACTGCCGGGTCCGAGTAGGAGGACCCGTAGTCCGAGTAGTCCGGCCCGCCCGCGTACCAGAGCGGGTACTGGGAGGCGACGGCGGACCAGTCGTAGCCGTTCAGGGCCGATCCGTTCATGTAGATGCCCGGCGTGGAGCCGGTCAGGGACCGAACCGTGTCGAGGAAGGTCTTCGCCCAGCCGGGACCCTGCGGCACGGCGTTGGCCTCCCAGTCGAGCCAGAGCGTCGCCTTAGCCCGTAGAGCTCCGACGGCGGACACGAAGTAGCGGGCCTGGGCTGCCGCGTCACCCGGGCGGGCGAAGTGGTAGAACCCCAGCCGCTTCGAGGCTCCCAGCGTGGAATTGGCCTGGGAGACCATGTACGGGTTCACGTAGTCGTCATCCTCGGTGGCCTTGACGATCACGAAGTCGGCCCACAGCCCGGCCACGTTCAGGCCCGACTGGTAGGACGAGATGTCGATACCGTGAGCGTGCTGAGGTGCCGACGGCGTCGAGGTGGCCGCCTGAGCCGGGGCAGGGGGCTGGGCCTGTGCGGGACGACCATTGGCGAACTCAGGCCACTGCGACAGGAACTTCCCCTCGTCGAAGCGGTGGCAGCTGGTCCACGCCCCGGCCTGGGTGTGGGGGTGGCCGGAGTAGCGGACGGTGCGCGTCTCCTGGCCGGTGGAGTCGCCCAGGTAGCCATCGATCGACCCGTCCTCGGCGATCCACGCCTCAGAGACGAG